AACATAACGCTTGTACAGCCCAAGGATGCAAGACCTACTGAAGCACACGGTGTAAATTTGGTAACAGATGAGCTATACTACACAAGAACTGTATCTGAAATTAAGAAAAAAACGGCAGAAAAACTTTTAAACACATTCAAGAAAGAAATAAAGTATATTGTTAGATACTGCAATGTTAATGATAATCAGGCTATAAATTACCAAGACCCAAATATCAATAAAAGTTTTATTTCTCAATATACTTTTGAATTAGATATTGAACAAGTAAGATATCTTGTAGATGTATTATCTAACAGAATAAAATATGTAAAAAGTAGAATTGCTTCAGATACAACATTATCAACAGAGAAAATAGCTACAATTAAAGCACAACAAAAAACAACCGAGCAATTAGATAATATATATAAAAATAATTTAGTTACAAGGTTGGATGCGCTAGATCCAAGAACATTTTTTAACAATATTTTTAGCACTGAAAAATCTAAAAACAAACTTGATTCTAAATTCAAAGAAACATCAAACTCTGATAAAGAAAGATCTAACGTTACAAATGAAGCTGAGTTGAGCCAAGCCAAAACAACACAATCTCAAAAGGCTGTGCCTTCATCTAACTTCAACCACTACCCCGGCAATGTTTCGTACCCCACATACCAAGCACCGCAATGGGCTCAAGATTTAGCTGGCTGCTTAGGTATTGGTGCTGCATTAGATATTTTCAGCGGTGCGGTGGATCCTTTAACACAATTTGCTAATTTATCATCAACTAATTTTGATTTATTCGGTGAGCTCAGTAAAATTAATCCATTTGGAATTAGCTTTGCAGGGTTTACTACAGATCTTGATCAATCTATGCAAAACTTGCTACAATCAATTAACAGTTTTGATTTGAGCCAAATACCGGCATTATTTAATGTCAATCTACCTATACCACCTTTCTCGCTAGGCACTCTATTTGATAAAAATGGTATTGCTGGTGATCTAAAAGATATTAGTCTTAAGAAAATTCAAGATCAAGCTCTAGCTATGCTTAAAGAACAATCTCTTGCTATGCTTAATAACTTAGTCTGTGGCACCGCTAAGGGGTTTACCGGCGGTAGCAATTTCGGTGGTGGCTTCGGAATCTAATTGTATAACATTAGCTTCTTTTACTAATTTCTTAAAAACATCCTCTCTTGTTGATAACAGCATTTCTTTTGCTTCACCAATTAAATTTTTCTTAATATCATGATCCATCTTCTTTAAATCTTTAAGTGTGTTACCTTTTTTATCTTGTACTATAATCTTGTTTAATGATTCTATTGCAGATGAAGTGGCATTCATTAATTCTGAATATGCAGATAAATCTTTTGCGGATGGACCGGCGTTAAGATAAACGCCTAGATTTTTTATTAAATCCAAACCTTCGTTTATTATAGTGCTTGCGCTTTCAATCACATACTCTTCTAAATTTTCTTTATTTGCGGATTTTCTAAATTCTCTCTTAACCTCATTATTCTTCTCTTTTAAAGCATCTATAATGTCGTCAATATCATCATTATTATCAGGCATAGTAATATTTATATTGAATTTATGAAAGTTAAATTATAATAGTAGTATGGAACCTGTACTTTCTTTTATTAAAACTAATAATGATGCTAAATTACCTTGTAAGAACAACGCTTCTGATACTGGGTATGATGTATATTGTGTTGAAGATAAGATAATACCTGCCAGAGGGTCTGCAGTTGTTGATGTGGGTTTAAAATTTGCCTATATACCCAAAGGGTGTTGGATAAAAGTAGAATCGCGTAGCGGTTTAGGGTTTAAACACGGTATTATGGCGCACCCAGGTATTATTGATAATGAGTATAGGGGCGACGCTGGAATCAAGCTTTATAATTTAACAGATTTAGATTATAAAGTAATTAAAGGAGATAGAATTGCACAGTTTGTTATCTACCCTCTTGCACCTGATTTTAAAACAGAATTCACCCTAAATGTTGTCGAATCAACACGCGGTGAAAAAGGCTTTGGAAGCTCCGGTAAATGAATTTTAACAATCTTTGGATAGAGAAATACAGACCTAAAATACTGGATGATATTGTTTTAGTTGATGAGACAAGATCAATAGTACAATCATTCAAAGACAAAAAAGAAATACCTAACTTATTATTAATTGGTATACAAGGCATAGGCAAAACTTCTTTAGCTAAGATTTTAGTTAATAGTATTTTAGAGTGTCAATATTTGTATATTAATGCTAGCGATGAAAATGGTATTGATACAATTAGAAATAAAGTAGTTAGTTTTGCCAAGACAAAAAGCTTTGATGGGGGCATAAAGGTTGTTATTTTAGATGAGGTGGACGGTATTAGTCTTGAAGCTCAAAAAGCATTGCGTAATACCATGGAAGAGTTTGCAAATAATACACGTTTCATTCTTACCGGTAATTACAAGCATAAAATCATACAAGCGCTTCAAAGTCGTTGTCAAGAGCTAAACCTTATCCCACCTATTGAAGGTATAGCCAGAAGGGCTCTTACAATTTTAAAAAATGAAAACATTAAACTTAGTGATACACAAAAGAAGGATTTAATTGTTTTAGTTAAAAAATTGTATCCCGATTTTAGGAAGATCATAAATGAAATTCAAAAATTTAGTGTTGCTGGAGAGCTTCATATACCCCAACTCTCCATAAACAACGACATTCTCATTAAAATTATCAACAATACTAGGATTAAAAAATCTAATTTAGGTAGAAAGTATTATATAGAAAATGAAGAGAAGTTTCAAGGCGATTACACATTACTATTACGTGAACTGTTCAATCATTTAAATGAAACTTGCGATTTTACTAATGAAAAAAGCAAAAAGGCGCTACTAACTGTATCAGAACATTTGTATAGAAGCGGTTTTGTAGTGGATCAAGAAATTAATTTTTACAGCTGCCTTATTGCTCTTGAAGATCTTATCTAGATCTTGGCAAATAATTGTGTGTATAATTCTTTACTGCAGGCGACTTCTCATTTTTTGCAGGCAAAGAGGGGATTTTAACATTTTTGTTCAGAAGCTTTCTGTCGCCTTTAATTAACTTCCCTTTACCATCGTCTGAGGCAACAGTATGTGCGATCTGCTGCTCATCTTCTGGCTTTTCTACTTCTGGTTTAATCTGAATCTTTTCTTTACGTCTAAGTGAATCGGGTATAGGTGGTAGGTTGATACCGTTACTATAGGGTTCTAAGAATTTTGCTGGAACTGTCAAGTATGCAACGTAGCGACCTGGGGCAATCTCTTGTGTTATATCTACATCAAATTCACTGCCTGTAATCTCTGCATTACCTGAGCCCTGGGTAGTTGGTCTGATGGGCTTAACAGCGCTAACTCTCAAGAGCAAATCAGACTGTGACCAGTTTTTGAGGGTATTTTGATAGTCTGTTGTTTGATTTTTAAGAAAATCGGATTTAAAAACATCACCTTTAATTTTAACCATATCACCTGTTAAGAAACCACCTCTTGTGTATTTCTGGAGATATGTTTCCAAAATAGCATTAAATTTCTTATTCATCATATATATTTATGCTTCTGTATACATAAATCGTTATTAAATATTATATATGAGTATAAAAATCGAGAGTATTAATAACGTAAAGAATGTCAATGATTTAAAGTACCAAGATTTAAAGCTTGATTTTGAATATAGTTATACTCAAAATTCCGAATTTTTAAAAGTTAATGAAATAAAGGATTTAAAGGTAGATTTTGATTTCAACGCAATAAAAAATAGTTTGCGTAACATTTTTACAACTAATAGAGGTGAAAAACTGCTAAATCCCTACTTTGGTGCAGGCTTGGCAAGCTTTCTATTTGAATCTGTTTCTGAATCTACAGCTAAATCAATCGGCGATACTATAGTGCAAAATATAGCACTTTTTGAACCAAGAGTCAAGCTTAATAATGTTAACATTATAGCTAATGAAGACGACAACAGCTATTCAATAAGTCTTATTATTTCAGTACCACAGCTTAAGCTTGAATTAGTAAATTTAACAGCCACACTAAATAATAATGGGTTTACATTTGTTTAATTATGAGCATAAAACAAGACGCAAATTTTTTAATTAACCAGCAAGGGTATGCTGCGTTTGACGCTTTATCATTAAAACAATTAATAATAGATAGACTTAATAGTGGTTCACTTTTTACAGATCAAAATTACGAAGGAAGTAATATTTCTGCAATTATTGATATTGTATCATATGCGTACCATGTATTATTATTTTATTTAAATAGAACAGCATCTGAAAGTCTCTTCAGTCAAGCTACTTTATATGAAAATATAAACAAGATTGTAAAAGAATTAAATTACAAACCTATTGGTTATCAGAGCGCACTCTTAAGCTTCAAAGCAACAGCATTAAAAGATTTAAACCCTGATACTTATACTATTAAAAGGTATTCTTATTTTACAATCAATGGTATTGTGTATAGTTTTAATAATGACACTACTTTTATTAAAAATACCGACACGGATGAAAATTTAAACTTATTAGGAGATAACAATCTACTCTATCAAGGCTCTTATATTGAGTACCCAACTTATACTGCTACTGGTGATGATTATGAACAAATTACAATCATATATGTTGCAAATAATGAAAATCAAAAAATCGACCATTTCAATATTGATGTTTATGTAAAAGAAAAAGCTACTGGAAAGTATTACAGATATGCAGAAACTTCATCTCTCTTTTTAAATGATTCAACAGCTCGTGTTTTTGAAAAAAGATTAAATGAGGATGAGCGCTACGAAATTAAATTTGGTAATGGTATAACAGGTAGAAAGTTAGAACAAGGCGACGAGGTTGCACTATATTTCTTACAGACTGATGGGTCTGCCGGTGAAATTGATATAGGAATACTTGACGGTAATAAATTATTCTTATATAGTACTGCTAGATACAATACAATTTTAGCTGATACTGTCTCTAATAATTTAAATTTACTTGAAGATACAGAAACAAAATTTCTTCAATTCATTAATATTGACCCTTCAACAAAATTTCAAGATAAAGAATCTGCAGAGCAAATAAAACTTAATGCTCCAAAAATTTACAATTCACAGTATAGATTAGTAACCGCGAAAGATTACGAAATATTTGTTAATAGAAATTTTGCCAATATTATAAGCTCTACTAAAGCTGTTAACAATTGGGACTACTTAAATGGTCATTTTAGATATTTCTATAATCTTAACCTGAACAAGCCTAATGATGATTCTCGGGTGTTGTTCAATCAAGTGCGCTTTGCTGATACATGTGATTTTAATAATGTTTATATATATGGTGTACCACGTCTGGAAAAAATTACTTCGTTAACTCAAAGAACTAATTATTTAAATTCTGCGCAAAAAGAACTTATTCTTAATACACTTCAAAACTATAAAATGATGACTTCTGAAATTATTGTTGCAGACCCTGTTTATATTGCCATGGATTTCGGCATCAAAAGACCAGGCGAGGTTGTCACACCTGCTATAGCAGATCAGAGCAAGTTAATTATTACAAAAAATGTACTCTCACAAATTGACACCCAATCTATTAAAAATACTGTGTACAATTTAATTAAATCATTTTTTAGCTCAACAAATAATAGTTTAGGAATTTTGTTCGATATTAATGATTTAACATCGCAAATTTTTGGTATTGACGGTGTAGAAGATTTTTATGTCACTAGGACAGACGACTCCGGTACATTTACAGTGCCTGGTTTAAATTTCTTAGCATGGAACCCTGTATATCCTAATGGTGATGCAGAGATTATTTCACAAAATTATCAATTTCCTTATTTCAAATATCCGTTTTTAAACAACCCATTAGATTTTCTCAATAAAATTGAGGTTATTACAACAAGTAATGCTAACACTAAAATTGAATATTAAAAATGGCATTTGCATTCAAGAACAGTTTTTACGTTAATGTATATGACTATACCGGCAAACCATGCTTAAGTACATACGCCTTAGAGCAAACACCATTAACTTTTGTACCCGATTACACCAACATACAAATTCTTTCTTCCAGAACATATGTTTCTGCTCTTTGCTCTCTTACAAATACATTTTATATCCCAGATAATAATGATTACTCTGATATAAAAATACGGTGGGATTTCGGTGACGGCACGTATCAGGTTGGTCCTACTGGAGTGCACGCATATACGTTTCCTGGTTCATATAAAACAAGAGTATATTTAATAGACTCAAATGGGTCTAGTTATTTAAATGAATTTGTTGTTAATATAAAAGTTTCCAACTACATACAAGACAAATATTTGTTTGAACCATATAAAGATTTTATTGTGGATATTCCTGCTGGCAGACTCTCTGATAAAATTACTATTCAGAGAACAAACAGCTGGCAGTCATACGAACCACTATCCGGTACAGGTTATACATTTAATTTATATGCTAGTGGTTCTGGGACTTATTATTATGATGTTAAGAATTACTATACAGACAAATGGGCACATCTTAAAAAGTTTTTTAAATTTGTAAAAAAGGAAACCATCAATAACATAGAGCAAGATATAATTGTTGATAA